ACTTCCGATGGAGTTGTAAACAATGAGTTTTACATTCCCGGAATGGGGAAGGGAGTAGTTAATTGTTGTAGTCGGATTAAAGGGGTTGGGATAGTTCTGGGAAAGAGTATAGTCTGAAACTGTGGTTAAAGGAGATGATTTTACCGATAAAGGATTATCCGGATCAGTGAAAGTCCCGACATAATATGCAACGGTTGTACCATTAAGAATTGTAAAACCTCCTCCTATATACATTTTACCATCGGCGGGGTTAATCTGCATTGCTTCGAGATAAGAATTGACGCCATTACCAATAACAGTCCAAGTGCTGGTATTACTATTCCACTTGACAAGATGTTTAGCCGGCGTTCCATCGCCTAATTGAGAAATATATCCTCCTACATAAACATCACTGCCATTTATAGCTATAGAATAAACCTGACTATATAATGACAAACCACTACTTAAAGTTGACCATGTATTAGTGGTAGCATTCCATTTGGCCAAACCGTAAGCTATTGTAGTACCGTCCCCAAGTAGAGAAAAACCGCCTCCCACATAAACATCACTTCCGTTTACGGCTATAACGCTAACTTGCGCACTTATTCCATTTATTCCATTTGATGTCCCACTTGCTAAAGTTGACCACGTGCCGGTGTTAGTATTCCATTTGGCTATATGCTTAGCTGATGTACCATCACCAAGTTTAGTGAAATTTCCTCCTACGTAAACATCACTACCACTTATGGCTATGGTCTTAATATAAGGCTGACTTGCAGAAACTCCGTTAGAGGAACCGCTTTTTAGGGTAGACCAGGTGTTGGAGGTGGTATTCCATTTTGCTATGCAGTTAGCTGATGTTGAGCTATCTCCAAGTAAAGTAAACCAGCCTCCTACATAAACGTCACTGCCACTTACTGCCAGGGCTTCAACCCACCAATTTACTCCATTAGACTTTCCACTTTTTAAGGTGGACCAGGTGTTAGAGATGGTATTCCATTTTGCTATGCAATTAGCTGATGTACCATCACCAAGTTGATTAAAATCACCTCCCACATAAACATCACTGCCACTTATAACTATGGAACGGACATAATAATTCACACCATTAGAGTCACCGCATTTTAAAGTTGACCAGGCACCTGTGGTAGTATTCCATTTAGCTATATAATTAGCTGATGTTCCATCGCCAAGTAGATTAAAACTACCCCCAACATAAATATCGCTACCACTAATGGCTATGGACAAGACAGAATTATTTACTCCGTTATTACTGCTGCCGAATGCGGACCAGTTTCCATTCCATTTGACTATGTAGTTAACAAATGTTTTCCCGTCTCCGAGTTGAGTAAATTCACCACCAGCAAAAACATTACTTCCAATTATTGCTATAGCCCAAACCCAACTATTTAATCCGTTAAAGGATCCACCTGTTAGGGTTAACCAAGAGTTGGAAGTGTTATTCCATTTGGCTATATAGTCAGCAGATGTTCCATCTCCAAGTTGAGTAAAATCGCCTCCCACATAAACATCGCTACCGTTTATAGTTATCGCGGAAACCCAACCTTTTACTCCATTGAATGCGCCGCTATTTAAAGTTGACCAGGTGCTGGTTGTATTATGCCATATAGCAATATTGCTAGCTGATGTTGTCCCGTCGCCAAGTAAATTAAAACCGCCACCAACATAAACGTCACTATCGCTTATAGCCAGGGCAGTAACATTACCATTTACTCCATTAGATGCCCCACTTTTTAGAGTAGACCATGAACTGGTAGCAGTGTTCCATTTGGCTATGTGGTTTGCTGATGTAGTTTTGTCGCCAAGTAGAGAAAAACCGCCTCCTATATAAACTTCATTACCGCTAATAGATATGGCAGCAACACCATCATTTACTCCGTTAGAGGTACCGCTTGTTAAAGTTGACCAAGTGTTGGAAGTGCTATTCCATTTAGCTATGTAATTAGCTGATGTACCATCACCAAGTTTAGTAAACCCGCCTCCTACATAAACATCGCTACCGCTTACTGCTACACTATAAATAGGACTATTTACCCCGTTAGTGATACCACTTGTTAAGGTTGCCCAGGTACTGGTAATAGTATTAAATTTTGTAATGTAGTTAGCGTTTGTTATACCATCACCAAGTAGAGTAAAATATCCTCCCACATAAATATCACTACCACTAATTGCAATGGAAGAAACAATATTATTTACTCCATTAGAGATCCCACTTGTTAAGTTTGACCATGTACTGGTTGTTGTATTCCATTTGGCTATGTTATTAGCAGGAATATCGCTTACAATTGTGAAACTACCGCCGACATAAATATTTCCGCTGTCATCGATAGCAATCGTATAAACTCTACCATTTGTTCCAATTCTGCCTGAACCTAAACTTCCCCATGTATAAGACAAAGGGGGTTAAACAAATGATTAAAGAAACTACAACAAACTAACTACTTACAACACATACAAAAGCGGACATTAAGCTAAGAATAAGCTTCATTGGAAATAATTAGAAATTGTCTGAATTAATCTGTTAAAACGCGCGAATTATTTTTCAATTTCCGAATCGCGAAACCGCTCAATTGAATGCCATCAATATCCAAAGGACCATCCTTTCGGGGCAAAACATCGATCTTAAATCTTACAATTGAATTTGCACCAAGTTTTGTAGCTAAATGATATAACGAATCGATAGCATCGGTGAGGGAAAGGTCTTCTACCAGCCAGGTATGATTATCAATAAAATGTTCTTCATACCGGTCTGGAGGTAAAGCTATCGGAGAAGCAAAACTACGATGAATAACCTGGGGATAAATATCCAAATTGAGCATAGCAATTGATTCATACTGCCCCATATATGATTCGGGAGTTATTTGGAAACCGAGTGCGGTATATTTTGTAAAGTCAGCGCCATAAGTGCGAACTAAATGCTGATGTTCACTTATTAATGTTTCATTCGCGCAGCTCATAAGGAGAAGAGAACTAACCAGGGCAATAATGAGATGTTTTTTCATGATACTACTTCCCTCGTAGATACTGTTTCTGAATTTGTAAATAATTGTTTGAGCAGTAAAGCCTTTATGTCATGCTGACCTTCAAGAAGTCTGGCAACAGCTATAAATATAGCTAACAAGAAGAATGAAAAGACAATAATGATAATTCCGATTGTTAAATTTTCCGGATGAGTTATTATAAGATTGGGAGAGTCCGGCATTGACAAGGTTCTGGATATGTTGCTAAATAAATATATTGAAGCGAAAATTGAACATACAAAATTAAACCAACCAATCAATCTTAAAAGATTACTAAGGAGCGGATAGACCGGAATCATCATTTTACAGTTTGGACAACCATCATGTACATTTTCAATTATTAAATAACAATAAGGACATTTCATTATTACCTCCGAAGTATTAAATTATTATTTCAATGCCTTTTTCGACTGGTGTTTCATATTGTGCAAAAGGATTAGGCTCCCAGATATGGTAACATCCCCATCCTGCCCCGAAAAACAATACCGGCAGGTTCTGCTTATTATTCATTTTTTCAATCTGTTTTGTTGAATAAGTCTTATCGACTTTATTATGACAAAATTTATAACAAATATCTATTGAGCGAATTGAAGGGGATAAGGTAAACATATCTACATCTCCCTGGCGGGCCCTATAATATTGATATACTCTGCTGCAGGCGCAAATTAATGTAGTATAGATAATATCCGGAGGACGTGGGAGATCCGGAGAGATAAGAATAAGCGCATTGATAAATTCTTTCTTATTCAGCTTATTATCAAGACAATCCAGGACCAATAAACCTATTTTAGATAGTAAATCCAGGGGAAATATTGCTTCAAGATAGGACAAAACCAGAATTACACGCTTATTATTGTCCATTTATGTGGTTAATTCTACTGGATCGCCGGGGTTTTCGAGGGATTTTAGCTCTATGGCGGTCATTAAATTGATTTTTGAGAGCACTTTTCTTAGTGTTTCGACCTCTTTTTCCAGTCTAATTATCTCAATATCCACAGAACTATATACCGGTATGTCCTCCCGGAAGACCGTTATAGATGTATCATCGCCGAATACGAGCCAGATTGGATCAACTTTTAAGTAGTTAGCGATCTCAATGGCGCGGGAAACAGCTGGTTCACTAGTGTTTTTTTCATATTCTATTAATGTACGCTTGCTAAAATGAAGATCCCGGGCAAGCTGGTCCTGTGTAACCTTGCGCGAATCTCTCGACTTCTTTATTCTCTCACCCAGTTTACTGCTTTCCATAAATCGAAATAATAATTAAAAATAATGTGAATATTTTCGCACTAACTATTGACAAGTGCAGAAAACTTCACTACCTTTGTGTGGTTCAAAATTGAAACCGAAAATTTAATAAAAATCTGACAATATGAATAAAAACGTTAAAAATAAATCGCTGCTTAATAATTCGGAAATTGCAAGAAGACTGAAGGTGTCACCCCAATACATTGGTCAAGTAATGAGGGGCGATAAACCCGGGAAAAAGATAACACCGAAGATATTGGCACTAATTGAAAGAACATTAAAAAACTCATTGAGGGCTGCATGAAAGAATTTACAACAGAAGAATGCATAGAAATCCTAAGAACCGGAAATGGGACAAGATATGAGATTATGAGCATATTACCCAGAATTCCTATTGAAGTAAAAAAAGCTTCTCTTCTCGCATCAATTTTAGAACATCCACATTTTCAGCGGAAGTATCTTCCAAAAAATTCTTTTCGCATTGGCTGCAAAGGTCCTCTATATATTTTCTTGAATCTGGAATTGAGCCTTTCTCTCCGCTTTCTTCTAAAGCCGCTAACTCTTTTAAGGTCTTTATTTGGGCATAAAGCATGAGGTTGACTTTGCGGAGATATATCATCCCTTTTTCGAGTTCTTTGATTCGTTCTTCCATTGTTGGCACTCTGGTTAGTTTGTTAAGGTAAATATAATAAGCGGAAACGCAATAATCTATTAAAATATTCGAAGAAAATTTGAATGAACTACATCTCGGTTATTAAAATCAAGTTGAATGAGCTGGTGTTTGGGCGCAGTAAGTCTAAGAAAGATGTTACGCCTTACGACTGCGCGGAGATCGTAGGGAAGTCTTACAATTATTTGTGGAAGATCTGCTCCATGTCGGAAGATCATCCGTTTCCGATGGAATACTTAGTGCCATTGATGAAAGCCAAAAATAATTTTGATGTTCTTGAGCAGATGGCGCGTGAATGCGGGTTTGTAGTTGTGAAACTCCCAAAGGGGAAAATGGCCAGGGGCGAAGAGAATGAAATGGTTCATGAAATGCAGATAGCGGCTAACAAGGTAGTGGCTGCGTTCATGGACTTCATTAAGAGCGGACGGGAGGAGCATTCTATCCAGGTGATAGATCTAATCATGAAAGATATCCAGACAAAATTATCAGTAAAAAAATATGTTGAGAAAAGAGCTTCCAGACAGGAGGATTTATTCTGATGTGGATTTTATGCGCTGAAATAGATGATGGAAGCGGAACTTCGATATTTATTTATTGGACCGGGACAGGGATTTCATTTAAAAAGGATCAGGCGAAGAAATATGTAAAGCATGATGCGGCAGAGAGCAGATGCCGAACTATCAATATGAATAATGGCGGAGGAAAAGTTCAGGTAGCGGGATCTGATATTACTGTAAAATTTAAGATTGAGTACGGAGAATGAAGGTAGTTAAAAAAGGAAACGCAGATTATTATTGTTTCCGGTGTCCGGGATGCGGGGATATTCATAGTATTCCGGTTCATGGTGAAAAAAATGCTTGGGGATTTAATGACAATGTCGATAAACCCACCTTTACACCAAGTTTATTAGTACGGTGTGGGCATTATTGTTCTGGCCAGGAAGGAAAAGAATGCTGGTGTACCTACCGTAAAGAACATCCAGAAAATAAAAACGCACCAAAATGTTCTCTTTGTCATTCGTTTATTACCGATGGGAAGATTCAATTCTTAGGCGATTGCACACATGATCTAAAGGGCCAAACCATTGAATTACCTGAGTTGGATGAAAGTTTTATAGAATATTACGGGAAATGAGAATGCCTAAAGTGATTGATAAGGAAATGGTAATAGGTATGGTGAAGATGGGATTTAAGCAGGCGGTTATAGCTGACCGGCTGGGATGCAGCACCAGGCAGATAAGAAGGATATTCAGGGGATTAGGATTGAAAGCGGATAAAATAAAATTAGATACTGATGTTGAAGAGATAGTAAGAGATCTATGCTTAAGATTTGAAAGCGGTGAGAAGGCAAGTTTGAGATTTGGGGTTTCGAGACAAGCTATTCTAAAATAATTGGAGTCCAGGCATGGATTATCTTTTGTGGATTTTGTTAGTCATTCTAGTGGGGTTATGGCTTTATGGCGTAACTCATTGTGAAGACGGGGAGGAAGAATAATGAAGGGAGAGTTTATAATATCGTCATTTTGCCGGGGGGGGCATTGTACAGTGCAGATTAAGCATAATTCAATATATGCAGTTGTTTGCGGACCAGTAAAGGGCTTTCCCTTTGGTTTGATATTAAAGGGATTGATAAAGTTGAGTTTGAAGAAATGGGGACTTGTTTATACAAATCAGAATTTAATAAATCGTTACAACAAAATGAGAAGGAGCAAACTTGAAAGAAGTTACTAAGGTAGAGAAGCACCCGGGAACGGGTATGACCGTTTATGATGAAGAGACTGAGAAATTTGTAGATGTCTCTCCTGAAACACAACGACTTGCCGCATACGTTCACCAGCAGGGGCTGATGGGAGCCTTTATATCGGCAGTCGCGATCAAAAAAATGTTTGATGAGAAGCTTTATTTAGGTATGGGATGCCAGTCGAGGGAGGAATATGTTGCAGTTTGTACTCCTTACGGACGCAGACAAGCATACCGATACTATAAAATTGCCACAAAATTCGATTCTGTGACTAAGTTATTGACTGGCGAAGACTTAAAACCGATCAATTTAGAAAATGGTTTAGTGACTTTAAAGTCACTAAACGGGGAGAATGGGTCGGAAATAGCCTCGTTGGGGTTAAGTAAACTATACGAATTATCCAATTTAGAGGATGATGAGGTTGCCGATCTGATCAAAAAAGGGAAAGTTGATCTACCAGGTGGAGAATTAACTCTTCAGGATATTATTGATTCTACAGCCAGGGAAGCGGCGAAGAAAATAGCCGGATTGAAAAAAACATATCAATCAAAAATATCTCAATTGACAGAGGAACTGAAACTTAAGGAGAGTGAAGAGAAGGAGAGGCGGAAACTGGTGGAGGATCTTACTATCCAGAACAAAGAAGCAAAACGAATTGAGGCAAAGTTTGGAGACAGGGCAACTTTACTAAAACATAAGTACGAGCAACTGGAGGAAGCGAACCGGCTGGTAGATGAGGCAAGTATGGTTATCCGGAAATGCGGAGTGAACGAGGATGACCCGGCAGAACTGCAGGCGGATCTGATCAGGCTGCTTAAAAAAATTGATGAAGTGCACGAGGAGTTTGTTATGGAATTTGCCGAGATAGTGGAAGCGGCGTAGACATGAATAATCCGGGTTATATTAAACATTTGAAACAAGGTGCCAGAAGAGATGAGAATAAATTTCTTAACTGGTATGAACTTTTTATGGCATACTGTTTTGAAAAGGACGGGAAGGATACAGAGATTGGAAAATATAACCCGGAATTCATTAGGGAATATTATTCACAAGGCCTTACGCCAGAACAGGCATACAGGGAATGTAAATCGGATCTTCTGATTGAAGAAGAGGAAGAGGATTAAAAATTAATTAAAGGAATGATCATGAAATATTTTATTGCAGTGCTTTTGTTATTGATTTTTTGGGGATGCGGAACAACAAGATACCAGGTAAAACCAACCTTGAATTATAATCCTAATGAATTGAGTCTTGATGAGGTTTGCGCTTTTAGAGGGCACGTGCCGGACGGACAACCAACCGAATCCTGCGATCTTCAAGATGAAGTAGTTGACACAGATACAGCGAGTTATCTGATTAAGCATATGGGAGTGACTTATCATTATACTTGTCTCAGATGCGGAAAGCATTATAATAATTTCAAAGCGGCATACTCAGATACAATTATTGTTTGGAGCAAGAAGTGATTATTCCAGTTATTACTTTATGGCGCCCCTGGTGCTTTATGATTGAGGAAGGTTGGAAAACTATTGAGACCAGGTTATATGATAAGTTTGCCTATTTGAAGGGGCATACAATAGGAATTCATGTTGGAAAGAAATGGGATACAAAATGGTATGATCTTATTATAGCTGATCAAATCCAAAGAGGATTAATAACAGAGCACATGTGGGACAAAAGAGATGGTCAGATTATTTGTACTGCTTTTGTTGAAGGTAATGGATGGTTAGATGGGGATTCATGTAGTCAGGCTGCTATGATTGACTGTAGATATACAACACGCTTTGGTTTATTCCTTACTAACATTAAACCATTTACTTCTCCAATTCTTCGTGGCAGCCAGGGAATCTGGTATTACAATTGTGGATTAGAAAAGAAAGTTTCCGCAAATGAATTTAAGTTAAGAAAAGAGGGGAAAATATTATGAGTATCAGAGTGGAAAAGTTGAATAATGAGAGGATAGTAATTAACTCATTGTTGCATGGGAAAACCATTATTGAATGGGATGATAAAGATAAGCTGCATGTTTTTCTTAAACCAAGACAACATTCCAGCATGCAAACACTTACGCGAACGCTTTCGGAACGCATTGAGGAAAAGGGTAATTCTGATTATTTCAGAAATGAGGGAAAGAGATTGTTGGAGAAGCATTCAAAACTAAAAAGCGGCGCTGAATTAAAGCTATGGAATATGGAAGTGGAAGCATTTTTGACTTTTAATAAGATTAGTTCGCTAGCGGTGGATGCGAATGAAAAGAAAATCGCCGCGGGTACAGTCATGAATTCTCCAGACCCGGTTCATGAGGGCCGGGTTAGTTCAAGGGAGAAATTATTTAATGAAAAGAAATTTTAGGAGTGCCATATGGAAAAAATATATAAAATTACCCACTTTGATTTATTCTTCGATTGTAAGATTAAAATTGACGAGGATAAAGCAAAAGAACCAATTAAAGAAATGGTTGAGTTCTGGGGTGGTTGGGAAAGGAAATTAGAGTCAAATGAAGGAAACTATACTCTGACCTTTCTTAAAATGCTATCCATGAAGATTATACTTCTTGGTCTATATCAGAACTTAAATTTGTTTGGAATAAAAGAAGAGTTCAAAGGTCTTGAAGGGTGGGCTCCAATGGATGGATCTCAAGGAATTACCATACTAGAAATTGATGAAGCTATTATTGATTATGATAATCTTCATATAGAGAAATTATCCTAATGGGAGAGATAACGAAGAAACAGATACGGACGATTAAGACGCTGAAGAGCAGGATGAATCTGAGTGATGATAATTATAAATCAATACTGGCGGGGTTTGGAGTGGAGTCATGCACAGCGTTGGGAAGTTTCCAGGCAACGGGTTTGATTTCGAAATTGAGCAAGCTGGTACCGGCGGTTAAGAAGAGTCCTAAGAAGTATTATGGAACGGGGGAACGCGGAGAGCAGCATCATTTGACCCAGTTACAGGCGGAAAGAATTGAGGTATTAGAGAAAATGCTGAACTGGGAGAGAAGTTCTACTGTTACTTTTATTATTAAACAGGTTGGGGCTGTTAAGTGCGTATCGATGCTGATGAACTATGAAGCGGTGAAAGTGATTACGGGGATGCAGAGAGTGCTGGCGTTTGATATGGCGAAATCTGCTAAAGGAAATACAGGATCTTATTGGAATGAAAGGGTAAATCAAAAAGAGTTCTTTGAGACAATTAACAATTCTACAAACAATGAGTTAAAAGAAGCTAATGAAAAAAGATATAATAACACTGCCGAACGGGGTTGAAGTGCTTAATAATATTGTTTACAGGGCGATTACATCAAATGTAAATTCACAATTCAGGCAGCGCGGCAATCAGGAAATTAAACGGGGTGAAGTTACTATATGCAGGGTTTCGACAAAGAAAAGAACTGTGGTTTATTGATGAGAGCGTCAGTTAGAGATAGTAAAACAATTTTAATAACTCAATAAAGTTTTTATGAATATACAAGAAATAAAGAACGAATTGAGTGCCGCTCCGAAAGGGGCAAAGGACAATATCGTAACCCGGTATGCTGCATTATATGGAGTTTCAACGGATACTATTTACAGGAAAATCAGGAAGGTTTACGGACCAGCTAAAAAAGTAGTTGGTGTGAAGAAAATTCCTGCTGAACTGATTGATATGGTTGGGAAACTTAAACTTGAAAGCATCGCAATGGGTAACTCGGAACGGGAATTAGCTACGGAGGAATGCGTTCAGATCCTGAAGGACTCTGATGTGCCAGGAGCTGACCGGCTTACTATATCTACTGTGAATAACAGGCTCCGGGATGCAGGGTTCAGGGCTATGGAAAGAATTGTAAGGGTGGAAGCTGCTTATCCAAATCAGATGCACCAGCTTGATTTTTCCAGGAGTAAATATTTCCAGGTGAAAAGTTTTGATGTTAAGAAGGAAGATTATCTTCTGGTAGTCTCCGGGCGGGTACTGGATTATAAGGAGGACGATCATAAACTGCGGACATGGCTTTGCGGTATTCAGGATTCGTATAGCAGGATTGCCATTACCAGGGGCTTCGTGGCGGGCGGTGAGAGCGTGCTGGCAGGTGTGGAGTTTACGAGCTGGGTATATGGACGCGAACGCGATGAGAACAGTCTTCATTTCCTGCCCAAAATATTAAAAATTGATAACGGCGCGCTGGGTAAAAGTAAATCATTTGTGGATTTATTATTCCAGTTACAAATTGAAAAGGAACTTGTTAAGCCATATAAGAAGCATGGTATCCAGAAACAGGAGAGCGTCTGGAAGGCACTTTGGAAAAAGTTTGAACTTCCACTTGCAATGAGGCTTAAAGCAGGATCTAAAATTTATTTATCTGAATATAATGATCTGATGTTTGATTTCCAGTTAAGATGGTGCGAAAGAGAGCATCCAATTAAATCAGGGACAAAAACCCACGTATATCTATCCGGTTTGCAGATGCGGGAACAGAGGGAGATTACTGTTGATCTTAAGTTTGTAATTGCTACTCCTTATAAGAGACATATTGATCAGTCCTGCTGTGTTTCTATCAATAAACAGAAGTATGAATGTCCATCAAAATATATTGACAAATGGTGTAATGTGCTGATCAATGCGAATGGCGATGCTATTGGTGAACTAATAGATGAATATTCAAAACCATTTCCATTAAAAGCAGTGCGTGGGTATGTGGAGGTTGGAGATTTTGAACATAGAGATCATCAGTCGTACAGGCAGGGATTGGAAGAGCAGATGCGCGGCCAAGTTAAAAGTGAAAAGGGAAAAACTAAAAGGGAAGAAAACAAGGAAAGCGGCGGAGTGAAGTATCTGGAGCCGCGGATTGTGGGAGCTGATCCGGAGACTAAGTTTAACCAGGCGTTTGAGGATGAGGATTATGTCTTCGCTAATGTTTACGATGCAAAAAAGTATATCGTTGAGTTGATTTATCAGAACTGCAGGACTGAGACTTTTGAGGACTATTCGGAGGTGTTTGAATTGGTCCTTGGTAAGAGTTTGAAGAAAAAAGAGATTGACAGTATCTGGGGAGAAATAAAGAGGAAGGTAATGGCGTTATGAATGAACAAATGCAACAGTTTGTAATAAAAACTAATGATAAAAATTCATATGAAGTAAATGTTACATGGAATGATTTACAATTCTGGGTAATACTTATTGACGGGTTCAGGATTCTTTCAGAAAAAATAATACTTAACTAAATGTGAGGTGCCAAATGTGTGAGTGTTTATTACCAGCAAAACCGTATCCGGTGAATGACCTGGAAACTATTCTTGTCTTCGCTAAAGAAGCGCATCCGGAAGCGGAGAACGATATTGTAGCGTTGGATCTTTACAGGCAGGATCTATACAAGAAGATCAAGAAGGATTTTGATAACGGAGCAACTGCTACATCGGAATATGATGAAGTGGCTTTTTACGGAGCTCTGGGGCTAATGAAAACGGATATGGTAAGGAAATTAATTGTTAACGAATCAACATATAAAGTGAAGGAGGCCGTAAATGGCTAAAGTTAAAACACCGGCTAGCGGCCGGACATTACAGAATAACAGAGGCAATGAGATTGCCATAGAAAACGTAAGACCGGAACATATTAAAAGAGATGTAACGGTAAATAAAGTTTTTGACCTTGCTGGCGATTTACAGGAGAAAATGGAAATAACCAAGAAGAAAATTATGAAGTTGATTTCTTCTTATTCCGACTATCTGAAACGCATAAACGGTTTCGATGTTAATGAAGAGGATATAAGCAATCTTCAGCTCTCAAATTACGCTAATACTGTCAGGGTCGTAAAGAGGAACAATAAGGTAATAGAATTTGATGAGCATCTGCAACTTGCGGAGTTAAAAATAAAAGAGTGCATGAAGAAATGGGGGAAAGATAGCCATCCGGCTCTTGTGGAAATAATTAACCAGGTATTCAAAACCGACAAAAAAGGATTTGTAAATAAAAATGCGATCCTATCTTTGTTCCAGTACAAGATCAATAATGAAGCCTGGAAAGAGGCTATGGAACTGATTAAAAAAAGCATCCAGGTAGTTGAACGGAAAGAATATGTCATGATTCAGTTCAGGGACAATAAGGATCAGGATTGGAATACGCTGGATCTGAATTTCAGCTCGCTGGAGGTGGAATGAACGGAGATACAAAAATATGGCCGGAAGATCATAACGTGGAAAGTGTTTTGAAGTTGAAGGGAATACGTAAGGATGGATTGAGCAAAGAAGAATTCAGGGAAAAGTTAAAGGATTTCAATAATAATCATCCTATTAATGGAACTTCAAAATTCAAATGCATTGAAATATGCGGCCGACCGTGGAAAAGGTTAAATGTTAATGGGGCTGAAATAGATCCGAATAGTCATGAACCATTAAATAAGAATATTTCTCAAAGAGATTTATTCGGGTTTATAAATGCTCTTATGTCGATACGGGCAGAGGAAATGAAAAAAGAAGATACTTCAATGATTCCGGCCCCGTACGAAGCGATGGATCAAATAGACATTATCTTAATGAAAATCAGCAAGGAAGGAGATAGAGTAATGTCAATTAGTCCAATTAATGCTAAACTAGTTGAATTGGCTCTTACTTCAAATCCTGATGGTGAGTCTGTAAGATGTGTTGCTGAAGTAATAGGCAAACAAGCGGCTGATCTGTTCTTATCGTTCATGAAAGATTTAAAATAATACAACAATTGAAGGACTAAAATTATGTATAAAGAGATTGATCCAAGGTTAACCCGGCATTTCGGGTTAGAGAGACAGGGGAAGTTCTTTTCGAAAACATGCACAAGTTTCTGTGAGGATATATCGGAAGGGTTTCTTCATCAGAAGATGGTGATAGTGGCTGGTCCGGTAGGGACAATGAAATCGAATCTGTTTGAAGTTGCATCATCGCATCAAAAAGATATATGCGAGTTTGTGTTTGTGACTAATCCTTTCAAGGAGAAAGTGAATATTGCCACTATTATAAATGCAATGATCTATTCATTATCAGATGAGAGCCCGCGCAGGGATCTGGAAGCACGGACAATTCAACTGCGCAGGATATTGGGGGAAATAGTTATCAATCAGAATAAGAATGTGGTAGTTGTTATCGAAGAGGCTCACAGGCTTCATAATTCGATATTCAGGGCGATCAAAGAACTGAGGGAAATGACTTATAAGGGGAATAAGAATCTATTCTCTATAGTGCTGATTGGACATCCACAACTGCTATCAACTTTGGAGGGGAAGAAAGAAGCTTACTGGAGATCTGAGATAATAGAGCTGAATGAACGCAATGGATGGATGACTTACCAAGAGCGGTTATCTTATGTGAAACAGGTATTTGGGAATGCAATAACCCCTGATGCTGCTAAAACAATTGCATCACTTTGCAAAGTACCTCTTCAGATAGTGGACTTTGTTGAGAAGAAAATGAAGGAAGCCCGGATGGTTGGGAAAAAACAGATTGACAGTGAAGTTGTAAAACCTACTCCAAGAGAGCTGAAGGAAGCGTACGATGTTTCTATTAGGGATATAGCGAAGGAAAGCGGTCTGGGTGTTGCAACAGTGCAGGCATCAATGACCAATCCGAATTATAAATATGCGGATGAAGTGAGTAAAGCAATTGAGAGAGTAGCGGCAAAGAAAGTTTCTGAAAATCAAGTTAGGAAATCCGCATAATGAGCAGGGCAAAGATATCTTTCAAATGTCCGAAGTGTGGTAATAAGGACTTTAAGCCCAAAGGTCCTTATTGCAATCCTATTATTGGTATAGGGGGAACGGAGCGTACGAAGGAATCAATTATTAGAAGATATATGTGCCTGGAATGCGGGTATGCATGGAAGAGTATTGAAATGTATTATGAAGATTTGGAAGTAAAGGGAATGATTCTTCTTGAGAAGTTATACAATTATATGAAGGACCATATGCCGCGTAAGGAAAGATACTCCATGCCTCCGCTGGAGGAGTGGATAGAGCGTACCAGGCGGGCTAAGACGGTACCTGCAGATCCAAAACAGATAAAGATGTTCACGCATGAATAATAAACGTTACAAGGAATTCCGGGATGAAATTGATAAAATGCAGAAGCGCATGGACGCCGCGGAATTCTTTAAGACTCTTGATGTGAAGCTTCTGGATTATGCAATGAGAAATCCTGATGTGCCTATGTATGAACTTGAGGCTTATGTGACTGAAATATTTGCTCCGAGATTTAAGGAATATGCAGAGAGCATTTCGGGCAAGTATAATGAGATCGTTAAGACGGTGAATGATTTATACTCGGATTTAGGGGTTGATATGTCGAGGGATTTTTTAAGGGTGAAGAGCATCGAGGCCGTAAATAAGTCTTACTTAGGAAAATTTTCAGAGAAAGAACTTGAATATATAACGAAGAAAACCAGAGAGGGGCTGTTTAATAATCTGAGTAAAAATGAACTGGCCGCAAAGATCAGTAAGGTATCTGATACTGTTAGCGGTTATGCTGATGTAATTGCACAGACACAGATTAAGGGTTATGCTCAGAATCTGAAAAACGAGAAAGCAAGAATTGGAGAGGTGGATTATTTCAGATATGCGGATCTTACTATACGCCCCAATTCACATTTGTTTTGCATTGATCAGGTAGCAGTAGCGGCAAGCGGGGTGAGTATTCATATAAATGAAATATTAAAAATGAGTAACGGGACGGAACTTCCGGTGATAACTTATAAGGGGGGCTGGCATTGTTATCATGACTGGGAACCGGACCCGTTTTATGGAATGGAGGATTAAAAATTGAGGAGTGCCAAATGAATTATCCACTTAAAAATATTAAACCAGAATTTGGAAATACTAAGCAGATAACTCTTTTAAGGATTTTTAATAATGCTGAGAAGCTAGATCCGGATAAAGAATATGCTTTTGTCAATCCTTCCGATTATTATGATATTCCTGTAAAAATTGCTACTTGTCCTTACTGCCATGGTCCGTTAACCTGGTCTCCTATTGAGTGGTACCCCGAAGATTTGTCAATAAGTGAAGTTGAAATCCTATGTAAGAATCTTGATAACTGCACCGAAGAGCATCAAGAGGAATATCAATATTACGTAGACCATAGCAATGCTCTTACAACTTTAACATCATGGATAATATTACATTATAGGGTGCTGGGATGAATAAAGAAATACTTAGTAATGAGAAATTAGTTGAAAGCGGAAAACTTGTTATTAGAAAAGAAGAGACAAGGCTTTTAATTAAGAATTACAGAAAAGCAACAAAGCCGGGTACATCCGGACATTGCGGCTGGGGCTGGGGGATGCTTTATAAAGTAGATTCCATAGAGGGATTAAATGAATTATGGGATGAATTGATTGAAAAAGGAGCGGTGGAAGGATGATTGATAGGCCAGAAGGGATTATTAAAACGATGCCAGCGGTTTGGGTTAATGAACGTGGCGGATCAATTAAAGAAATTGAAAAATTTTGGACACGTGAAAGGCCTGATGATTATTACTGCATGTTTAATTTATCTGGACAGCCCAAATATGATGTGCTTTATTTCTATCTTCTTTTCTCCGGGGCCGTAAGATTGAGGGCCAATATAATCGGTTATGAAGGGGGCAAAGATTTATTATGCTGGGACGGGAAATATCATCATGGTAAATGCTGGGTGCAAATTGCAGCACCTTTTACAATGGCTGACGAGCCTGTTGAAATGAAGGGATTTCAGGGATTTAGATATACGGAGAAGTTATTCTGATGTTTAGAATGGAAATGGATACAAACTTTCAGACTCCTTATAATATTTGTCAGTTTATGGCATCTATTATCCCGGAGGGCGTAAAGACCATACTTGAGCCAACAGCGGGGATCGGGAATCTTGTTGCTGCAGTAATGGAGAGGTTACCTGGGGTGGCTATTACAGCTCCTGAAAATTTCTTCTTGCTTGATAAAAAAGCAAGATACGATTTGGTTATTGCCAATCCACCCTTTACTTCTAAAAGTGCAGATATAACGAACGCCCCCCCCGATGCTATAAAAATGGGTATGCGGTTGGGTTATTATATCCTGACGGAGTTGATGAAAATGTCAGATGAAATAATAATACTTATGCCTTGGTTTACTATTTCTGATTCGGATATCAGGCTGAAGGAAATATTAAAATATGGGTTGGTATCTATTACTCCGCTTCCGAGAAAAACTTTCAGGTATGCAAGGATTCAAACTATGGTTATGCACTTAAAGAAGGGATATAAGGGACCGAGGATATTTAATCCAATTTTTCACGAGGAGATTATATGAGGCGAATAATAGTATTCAGAGGTTATAAAAAGTAATAGCAAATAAGTTCTATATATAAATTAATTAATAATAAATAAGGAAAATTAAAATGAGTGCTGGGAAAAAGGAAAAACTTTGCGATACAAAAAACAGTCAGCTCAATGGACATGAGTTGCCGAATAACATTAAACCGTTCACAAACCTCAAGGATAATTATAATATCTTTGATAAATTCGGGTACTGTCATGAAATGGTTGAGTTACTTCCATTTAATTGGGATGCCGTGAAGGGCTTTGATTCAGAGACAATTCACCCAGCTTTCTTGGTTGATGGGAAAGTAAGGCGAATATTCATTGGCAAATATCAATGCTCAATTCTTGACGGAAAATATATCACTAAGAAAAATGGCATGGTGGCTCATTCAATTAACTTCGATAATTCTAACCTGGCATGTAATAATCTTAACAACGAAACCTCAATCAATGGGTTCCATTTAGTAACAAATACTGAATGGGCGGCCACATCTATAATATCTCACAAAATATTAAATGGAGAAAGGGTACAGGGCAATAACAGATTTGGCAGGGACTTTGCATCGGATAAAATACTAGGAGTTCCTGAACCAGGGCACGAAAATAGTTTTAAGAATCATGGCTTTCCATGTCGGTGGCTTGCAGGATCGGGTGGTGTTACAACATCCCACAATGGAAGCGAATCAGGAATCTATGATTTGAATGGCAATGTTTGGGAGTGGGTTAAGGGGTTACGCTTGAATAATGGTGAGATAAATATTGTCTCCGACGCCGCAATATCCGGTCTTGATGGATCTGCAAGCAGTTCTGAATGGAGGGCAATTCTTGAAGATGGTTCATTGGTTAATCCCGGGACTAAGGGAACTTTGAAGTTTAATAATAAAGGGGAAATATCAAAGACGACAACACCTTACTGGGGCGGTCATGCTTTCAAGAATACTACTTGTTCTAAAAGTGTTTCTCCGGATTGCACTGGGGTTGAACTACTAAAAAAACTGGCATTGTTTCCTTTTATAACAGATCTGCATGATGACTATTTTTGGTTTGATACCAGCGGTGAGAGCATTCCGCTCCGCGGCGGCGGTTGGGGCACTGGTTCCGTTGCCGGGCTCCGGGCCTTGAACCTCTCCTATGGACGAGGCGCTGCGGGCTACAGCATCGGTTTCCGTGTCGCTTTTGTTTTTTAATTTGTTTTCTGTTTTCTGGAAATCTGTTTTAGGAATATGAAGTATAGATATGGAATATAAAAAGGCTAGGGAAATTGCGGTTAGGTATTGGGAGAAGTTCAGGCCACTTTGCGACAGAGTCAAAGTGGCCGGATCTGTCCGGAGGGAGAAGGCTGAGTGCGGAGATATTGAGTTGGTGTGTATCCCGCTTGATGCGGAGTTTCAGGATGGTCTGTTTGACAAGAAGATCGTAAGGGACCCAGAGTTTGTGAAGTATGTGAATTCTTTTCCCAGAGTAAAAGGGAATGGCGAAGGGAAATACACTCAGTTATTATTACCCGAGGGAATTAAGTTGGATCTGTTCATGTGCAATGAAGATAACTTCGGGCTGATGTGGATGATTAGAACAGGGAGTGAATATTTCAGTAAACGGATGGTGACGGAAATTAAGACCAGGGGGTTTTATTGTTATGACGGGTATCTGTGGAATGACAATCATGAGAAGATATCTGTTAAGGAGGAGATGGATTTTTTTACAATTACCAGAACAAAATTTATTAAACCAACTATGAGGCAATTTTAATGAAAAAGAAAACTGACTTTACGAGACTAATGGGGTTCCTGGAATATTTACCAGAGACAAGAAAAAAATTATATATAAGTATGATTCGTCGGTTAAACTATGAGAAAGAATTTATAAGAGAACTATTTCCTAATACAGTATTGTTTATTAATTGTCCTGCTGGTTATAAAATGCATCATACAGAGCCGGGAGGATTAGTAAGACACTATGTAGAAATGCTGCAATGGATGCTTATGAATAATAACAAACCTCAGTTGTTTACTGATTCTGATATAGTTGAAGCTGTGATTCTACATGACATATCGAAAGTATTGTTATACAGACATTCTACTCCGCAGGAAGAGAGAACAGATGGTTTAGCGTTTAGGTATATAAAAAGGGAAAGAGGAATTGCACAGCTTAATGATGAGTTCCTTACGCTATTTTTAATAAATTATTTTGAACTAAAAGTAAGCTGGGATGTGTTTGTTGCAGTATGTTTCGCTGAGGGAGGCTGGTCTGATGTTTCAAAGCTTCAGAATACTCAATCAAATAAGTTGGGGTATTTTCTACACATGGCGGATCTCTATTCTTCACAGATTTTGGGTAAGAAGTGAGCAAGTGTCCGAAGTGCGGGTATGTGTTTGGTGGGGAGAATAATGTTGCAAGGTGCTTTAAGGAGAACTGGGACAGAGACATATTGAATCCTGCAGAGAAAAGATATACTGGTGAGCTGGTGGATCAATTCGGATTTGAAAAGGTATTTAAGGCGTTCGAGATTGCGGCTCTTCAGAATAATATGAAGCTGGCTTATGTTGCGGGTATTCTAAAGAAACAGGCGGAACAGGAATACAGGGAGAAAATGAAAACTAAGGACCGTGAAGATATGAAGAGGCTGGAGGAAGAAAAGAAAGAACTGAACCAGGTTACTGCAGAAGCGGAGAAAGTTATAGAGGGGATTATTGCGGAGGTGGACGATGAAGAAGTAGAGAATAAGGAAGAAGGAAGTAAGGAGAGGAAACCATTGAATTTAATTGAATCATTTAATATGTTTGAAAAGCAAAGGAAGGAGAAGAAATGAGTGCTAATGATAAGAATCTTGTTCCGTTAGAACACCGCGAAAAAATGTATAAAGCGGTCAGAGATATAATACCTTTAATGGAAGAGGCCTATAATAAAAAATGCGATGTGTCTATAAGTATTTTTAATCATATAGAGCCAGAAATTGTTGATGATTTTACAGAGGAGGTCATTATACCTGCTAAGAAAAAGGGTACTACTATTACAATTCGAATAGAAGGTTAAGTTTTAAGAAAATTGATATATAAAGAAAAGCCCCCTCAGTGAGGGGCTTTTTTGTTAAATGTTGTCAGATAGGTTTTTGATGTAGAGGGAGACGGCAATGATTATAAAGCGGGAATCAGAAAGCAGGGTTTTTACTTTTACTTTTTCCCGGTCGATTTCGTAAGGGGTATTATTGTATTTCCAGGAGGAGTTTTGCTGGATGTATGAGTTGATTGCATCAATGACTTCGAGGTTGTCTACTTCTTTTTTCTCTATGTCGAATGTGCGGCTTTCTGTAATGACAAGTAAATCAAAGTTATAATCCGGTGTGTATGAAATGGGATGTCCATCTATCATTGTTACATATACGGCCGGAAGCGGATCTGCAAACTTGCGGACTTTTTCTTCCTGAATGGCCGCCCTGGCAATTTCACCACGATACTTTTTAATTGTCCGGATTGGCACTGTGTAGGTTGGCATGCCATCGGTTAAATACTTGAGTATAGCTTCCTGTGTTTTTAACATTAATCTAATCCTTCATTATTATCTAAATAGGTTGGCTTTGGATTGAACCACTTATTAAAAAGGCGCGGTTTGCTTCTAATGGTAACGCGATTTATGCCGGATTTGGAAACTGCATCGACGGGGATTTCTCCTTTTTTATATGAGAGCCAAAGTTTGTACACATCTTTGTAGTCCTTCACGATCTGCGGGTCCGTCGAGAATTCAGTATCGCCTTGTTTGAGTCCGAAGCAAAGATATTTGATTACGCTGAATAATTGCTCGCGGAGAGGATCTGTCATTGTGGTTTCATCTACCTGAATAAACCCGAGCATAATGTTCTGTGCACGATCGCGCTGCTCTTCAAGGATGGTGACGCTGGGTTCTTTGGTATCGGGATCTTCGCAGTATTGGGACCAGAGGGGGAAGTATTTCTGCATATAGTCAGTTGCGATTAAAATCATACCCATAATAAACTCCTAAATACTTTTAATAATTGCTTTGATGGTTTCCCAACCGAGGCGGCTGAGTTTTTGTTTCTCTGAGTCCTGGGATATTCCCCACCATTTGCGGATTACTTTGGACTTCCCTGCTCCAAGTGTTTGGTGATAACCGCCGATGATTTCTTTTTCAGTATCGTTAATAAGGACGCGGACTGAGCTGAAATCATTGGCAATGACATGATCTATTTTAGTGAGCATTCCCTGCGTGTGATCGAAATAGAGATCTACCGGCCAGGTGTTGAGATGAGCGTGTTCTCGTTTCTTTTTGTAGGGATCAGAATATTTAACAAACATTTGCCCATAGAGATCGAATCCTTTTTGTGTACGCTGCTTGATAATGAACTCAACTCCGAGGGCTAATTTGTTCAGGAGAGTCTGGCTCTTAAGAGCAGAGAGTAATGCTTGAATCCGGGAGTTTTCTATTGATGCCAATTAGACACCTCATGAGTTTGGTGTTTGAGGGTATCCGGATATAATGCGCTATAGCGTTCGCAATGCGTTCGTAAGACTCGTGAAAGGAGGCAAGACCGGGGGGAGGATATTTTATACCTCTTTACGGTTTCGAGGGCTTTATGGATGATTTCAGAAATCAAAAAGTATTGTCTCCCGGGAACATCGGCTGTTTCTTTAGAGGGATATCTTTATTAAGTATCAGGAGACCGAATTGATCAAAGAAAGCCGGATCTATTTCCGCACCTGCATTCAAAGCAATTGTTACTGCAGCAAGTTTATCTTTGGAATCAGCGGCATCGGATTTATCCATTTTGAATTTTGGATATTTAGCGATGTTGAGATAATTACGATCCACAAGCATTTTAATAAGGGCCTGGATTTCTTCCTCAATGAAATCAATATCATCAATAGCGACATGCTGCATAACACGGAAAGCATCGAGGTTGCCGCCGATCTGCAGGCCGGCTTTTTGTCCGCCGGATGCTTTCTCATGACCAAGGAGGGCTAAAGAGATACCGGACTTAACATCTTCTTTATAATCTTTATGATCACCGGTGGATCTGTGAGACTCGGTGATGTTTACTTTTGTACCGGCTGGAACAATACCGCGCGCACTGGCACCAAGATTTGTAATTCCATCTTCAAGGTTTTTCTTTTCAGGATCGCTTAAGCCGATGGGATATTCAGCCCAAAGGTATGGTTCGCCGAACATTTCAAGGAAGCTGCTCCAGGACTCTTCGCCGAATTCTTTGCGGATGTATGCTTTTAGGATAGTAAGCATTATCATTTTTTTGCCATAGCGGACTACGAGAGCAGAGTCCGGTTCGATGGGGGTCATGTAACTACCCATATCGATCTTGATCTGATTGTCAAATGGATCAATGCGAAAATAGATCTGATCCCATTTCTTGAAACCTGTAATTACCTGGGAGCCGCCGCTTACTTTCCAATCCAGATCGATAACGGAGTACTGTTTCATTTTTGCATCGACAATATTTTCCTGAAGGTCACGGATGCGGATGCTTTCAAAAACATCTTTTACAAATGCAGCTACTTCAATGTCTTTAGAGTTATCGCTGGCGGGTGCAATATCCCATGAGCGCTTGTAACCGGCGTGACGGGCAGTAAGGCAGCCGGCAATAAATTCATCAATTTCAGCACGGTCGATGAGGGCAAAAACATCGCGGAGGATTCCGAGTTGGTAGTTACTGTAAGCACGTTTGTAAAAACTGGGAGTGAATGAAACTCCCATATTCCAATAGTTTAAGCGTTTATTTACCTGGATCATAATTTTACTCTTTTGAATTAAGTTTTAATTGTCAGGATTATGTCCCGATCTAACGACCATGAAGCCAGGAGTCTTCTTTGTTGGCTTTGCTAAAGCGCCTATCCTTCAAACTTTTAATCTGGCCAATGTTTATGTATGCCGGAAGCATTATGTATGCTGTTGCTTCTGCATCAAGGCAATCAAGCTTTTCTGTTGCTTTACCAAAACTGATATATTGGTTTTGATAAACTTTATAATCATCACTTTTTATGATGGCTTCGTTAATGATAATTTCACCAGTCTGATGTGGATGAACTAAATTCATGATTCTACCCATTTTATCCGATCCATAGTTTTCCGTCTTTAAGGATTTTGAAGAATATGGGACAATAGGAAGAACGTGTTTAGTAGATGCGCACCAATCTTTGTAATAAGGGGCTGCAATAGTCCATTGCGCAAAATCATTTTCCCAGAGTACAACGCGGAACCCGGGGAACGAGGATCTTGCTTCATGAAGCCAATCAAACAAAAGATCAAATGATTCTTTGCGGCCGTAAACATCGAGTATCATATCCTTGCCTTTATCAGATCTACCCATGATAACGGCTCCTTTGAGACATGCTTCAATGCTTTTACCAAAGGATGGATCGACAGCTGCGATAGTCACCATAATATTTATCAGATTCATGTTAACCGGCCGGAGCCATTTGGGGTCGAATATGTCTCCAAGAAGTACAGGCTGATTCATCCAATCGCCCAGCCATACATCAAGAGGGATGGCTTTCTTTTTTAACCTAAGCGCCTCTGTAGTCCAACGGGACCCGGGCCAGTTGGTTTGTTCCTGTTCGTTCCACGCCGGGAGATTAAAATTCTTTTCAGGATTGGCTTCTGTAAAACGTGAACCAGGAGAGCTGGGAGTAATGAAGTTATAAAACCATAAAAGCAATCCACCCGGTTCAAGTTGGCCGGAACATTCAGAGGTAACAAAGTTGTAAACTTTTTCATTGTCGAGTTCTGATCCGACAGTCTGGCGGTTAAATAAATCGTCGCAAACTATCAACTCGAAACGTTTCATATTATCATCAACCCAGTTACGGAGTCCTTCGCGCATTCCAAGGGAGACGAAGGATTTATCATTGATTATATAAAATCCTTTCTTCATCTGCTGGAAGTTGATGGAATAGTCATATACCAGTTTTTTATTACGGCGAATTTTTTTAGCAATGAGGGCTGTGCGCTCTTTGGAATCTTTTTCATTGCGGAGTGCAAGACCAATGAGACCGGTACCACCGAGACAAATTTTCTTTACAATTTTAGCGAAGATGCCGAATGTGGTTTTACCAAAGAGCCGGCAGCCGGAGACTCCATATTCGCCTTCAGTTAAATTCTTGATATGATGGTGAATAGGATTCCAGGGTTCATTAAATATTTCAGGGAAGTATTCATGACAAAATTCGAAATCATCATTATCGCAACGTGCACGGCGTTCTTTGCGCTTTTCTTCAGTGAGATCGGTTTCTTTGGCCTGAGTGGTAACACGCTTTAAGAAACTCTCAAATGCCTCGTCTTCTTCACGGAAATAGTTTGCGGCCATTGTTAATCCCCTATTGCCTGGCGCAGGGCACTGCCTTCAAGATCTGCTTTGAGTTCATTTTTGAAATGACGGATTGCATTTAGGAATTCATCTGTAATGAACTGTTTATAATTTTTATTAAGAAAATCGATCATGTTTGTGAGGAGCTCGTACATCATGGGGATCTGATATTTTTTATCAGTGATCTTTTCCATGCTGACGCGAAGTTTTGCAAGAGCATCAGCATCTTTGGTTGTGAAGCTTTTCCCCTTCTTATCCAGAATGTTACCAATGTGTTTTAATATTTTATTGGCAAGATGCTGGGGGGAAAGTTTTTCATATTCATCATGAGTGCGTTCTGTGCGTTCTTTATCCCAGCCATTTATTTTGGCCCATAATGAAATTGTTTGAGCTGAGGGATTGCCTTTATATTTTTTAGATATTGCAAGAGCGGACTTGCCTTCGTCAACATAGAGGAAACGAATCTTGGCTTTTATTTCAGGGGAAAAAGGTTTCATAATAATATTATTTGTTATTCGACTTTCGAAAGATAACAGATGCATATAAAGCATTGCAGAGTAATAAGTTCACCTATCTATAGTTGAACACAAACCATTTTCAAATAGATAGGCAGGGCGTTAATATTGAGTCATGATTTTAAGCGCGTTTGCGCTGTTAATTTTTTAGAAGAATTTTTAATGAAAAGTATTTTGGAAAAACTTAAGTCTACACGCCAGGCACTTGTGAATAAGATATTCAGGAACAGTTCCGCAAAGAACGAACCGAAGTTTTATTACAACGCGATTGAGATAGCTGCCAAAGCTACAGGCGGGAATGATCCTGAATATATCAAGATAGTTCCAGTAGGTGTTTTCCCAACACACCCGGACGGACCACACGAAATAACCCCAGACCATATTACGGAAATGGCTGCCAATATAAAAAATGGCGGTACGGACCTGCTTTTTGATTTTGGGCATGATAGTCTTTACTGCATGGGAGCGGAAGCTGCCGGCTGGAGTCCAAAGGATCTCGTACAGGCAAAGGCGGACGGGCTTTATGTAAAATATCCTGTATTTACAACTGACGGACAGGAGAAGGTAAACGGGAAGGCATATAGATATTTTTCACCCGTTTACTGTTTAGAGTCATTTGACAAGAACGGAAAAGAGATAGGGGCAATTCTTCACAGCGTTGGTTTGGTTAATACTCCCTACATGGACACAGAGATTGACGCGATTGGCAATTCGAAATTCAAAAAAAATAAAATTGAGGATAAAATGAATAAGGCTTTATTAATCTTTTTAGGTTTAGCGGAAACAGCAACTGAAACTGAGGTAACTGCGAAATTAAATTCACTGCGTACTGAATTTAAGCTACCTGAAACTGCAACCATGACCGAAATTATAAATGCTGCAACCACAGCCGGGAAAGAATTTATTAATGCTGCTAAAGTTTGCAAGAACTGCGGCGGAACAATGAAAAAGAATGGATCTGTTTATGAATGCCCGGACTGCGGAGCAACTATCCCGGTTGATAAAAAGAATTCTGACGTAATGACTCCTGAGGAGATTACTGCTCTTAAGAATTCGGTAATTGGTTTTGAAAAGAAGGAAGCTGACAGATTGAAAGCTGATGCTGAGGTACTTGTGAATTCAGCGATTGCTGACGGGAAAATTCTTCCTGCATTTAAGGACCAGTTTGTAAATGACGCTGTGAAGAATTTTGCAACCGTTAAAGCTGACCTGGACGCAAGAATTAAGAATTCAGCATTACCACATAAACCTGAAATTAAAACCGGTGACAAAGTTGATCTTAATGATTCGAATGCTATTGCAAATTCCGCAAGAATCTATATGAAAGAAATGGCTGACAAAGGGATAACGATCAGTAATACTGAAGCAGTGAACCATGTGTACCAGGCTGGTGGCGGAAAGTTATAGTTAGCAAATATATTCAGGAGATCCCCGATTAACTGCGGTCGGGGATGACAGGCAAGACAGATGTTGGAAAGATTGATTATTAAAAATTTATAGAGGTAAGTAAAAGCTATGGGAAAAATAAATCATATTAAAAATTTGAACTATACCGCCGAAGGCGCCATTGCTCCTTTCCGGATAGTAAAATTTGGGACATCGGACGGAAATGTTTTACAGGCATCTTCATCTGCTGATAAACTGATCGGCGTTTCTCTTCCTGTAGGTGCGAATTCATTCGCCGCTCTTGAGAGACTGGATATTTGCCGCGCCGGTTTAACTGAAGTTGAATATGGCGGCCAGGTAACACGCGGAGACAGATTAACCGCTGATGCAAACGGGAAAGCTATTGCAATAACCGATGCTATGCTTGTGGCTGGTGTTGTTAATTCAATTGGAGTTGCTGAGTCTTCCGGTGTTCTGGGAGATATAGGCGATGTGTTCCTGAACGGTAACAATTTTACAATTCTCCCTGGTATTCAGGATTGTACGTTTGTAGTTGGAGCCGAAGGTTCTGACGCAATAATTGTAACCGGCCAGTTGAAAGACGCATCCGGTAACGCGCTTACTGCAGTTGCTAATGTAAAAGCTTACATATCTGATAATGCTGATGGTTCTACTTTAGAAGTAACCGTACATTCAGGCGCAGTTGCCACAAGTTCTAAGGGTTTAGCAATTCCGGTAGTGGCGAAGAAAGTGTTTGATGTTGTTACCAATGCAACCGGTGCTTTTGATTTATCATTGACCGAATCAGGGACCAAGACAGCTTATTTAGTTGTTGCTCTTCCCGGCGGTTCATTGAAGGTTTCCGGAGCGATAACACACGCGGCCTGAGTTTAATAATATAATGCCGAAAAAACTGGGCTTACCGGGAAAGCCGGAAGCCCAGGGCGATATTAAGAGTTCTTTAACATTATGAAGCAGGAATACGGATCTAAAAATTGTGTTGCTGTAGTTGCCGCCCAGGCATTTGATTCAAGCGTGAGAGACTTTGAAATCTGGTCTGGCACAAAGGCACCGTACAGCATAGCAGAGTTTATAAGATTCGGTTTAAGTAAAGGATATATAACAGGGTTTTACTGTTTTCAGAAGCCGAAGATTTACTTCGGGAAAATTGTAGAGACTGTTGATATAACTAAAATGGCAGCGCTTGTGATCGTAAAGAGTGATTATCAAGAAGACGAAACGCATGCCTGCTATTGGAACGGAGAAAGATTGTTTGATCCGAACCCGGGGAGCCCGGACGGAAGGACGTTGAAGGAATACGAGATACAGGAGTGGTACCCGATTTTCAAATTGTAAGTGTAAATAAATTTATTGGAGTAAAAAAATATGAAGCTGGGAAAAGTTTTTAGCAAAATGGGTGCTTTTTTAATGACACTGATGGTCATGTTTATGACTGCAGTGCAATTCTGCAATGAAGCAAGGGAAAGAAATTTTCATAGACTTCTTGTTTTAAGACCTGGAGACGCCGAACCGTTTCCAATGGACACGAGATTATCAGCAATTGTAATTGCTTATAAAAATCAGGATTTGATTGCAGATATAGTTTCACCCCGTGTACCTGTTGGGTTAAGGATTTTCAAATATATGAAATATAATTTGGCTGAAGGGTTCACCGTTGTTGACAATAAGGTTGGTAGAAAATCACCTGTGAATAAAGTTGAATTTTCAGCCACACAGACAACTGACTCAACTATTACTTACGGACTTGGTGATATAGTTCCCCAGGAGGATATTGATAATGCTCCGGCAAATTATGATCCGCTTGGAAGAGCTACTGAAGGGATAGCAGATCTGAATGATCTTAACCGGGAAATGAGAACCGCGGCTTTAATTTTTAGTCTCAACAGTTACGCCAGCGCGAACAGAATTACACTGTCATCTGCAAATGATAAGTTTTCAGATAAAGTACACTCCACGCCTATCGATGTAATAATGGCAGGATTGGATGCAATGATAATGAGAGCAAATACGATGGTGATTGGACAGGCAGCCTGGACAAAACTGAGAACCCATCCACAGATAGTTTCCGCAATATTGGGAAATGCCGGTGTTACAGGTATTGTAAGTAAACAGCAGGTTGCGGATCTGTTTGAACTTAAGAGTTTAGTTGTGGGACCTGGTTTTGTGAATACACAGAAAAAAGGTCAGACACCTGTAATGGCAAGAGTTTGGGGAGGAAATATTTCCCTGATGTATCAAGATCCACTGGCCGATACAAACAACAGAGCAACATTCTCACTTACCGCGCAGTTTGGGCCTAAGGTTGCTTATTCATATTTCAATAAAGACCTTGGACTCCAGGGCGCTATTGAAGTGAAAGCCGGTGACAATGTGAAAGAATTGTTAACAGCTCCTGATCTTGGATATTACATAGAAGCTTGCATTTAGTTCTTCTCCTGTATTGTTGAACCGGCTCATGAGAGTCGGTTTATTATAACGGAAAATTAAATATTTATAAAAAAATTATTGGGTGTCGAATGAAAAGTTGCTTGGTAAAATCGAATATTCTTTACAAGGGAGTTGCTTACGGTCCGGGAGAAACGGCATTGATAGCTGACGAGGATTTTGATGGTCTGACGGGTGATCATGTTGAATTATTGGGAAGTGATGGCGTGGGGACCGGAGAGGTTGAGAGCCTTCTTCAGAAACGTAATACTGATCTGCAGGGAATAATAAACAAACTTGAGGGAGAGAAGGAAAAGCTGACATTAAAAGTTTTTGACCTGGAAAAGAAAACAGCGCTGCAGGATCTGAATAATAACATAGGAGACAAATCAGCTTATATAACTGATTTGCAAAAAGAAAGAGACGAGCAGATTGCTTTGGTTGAAAAGTTAAAAGCTGAAAACGGAACTCTTAATCAGGGACTTGAGGATTTTGAAACTGAGGTACAGAAGCTGAAATCAGAGAACGAAAAGCTTACTGCTGATCTGAAAGCGGCTGAGGAGCTGATGAATAATGAGAGGCCGAAAGATGATTTGAAAATAAATGTTGAAGCTGATGTTACAGGCCTTAAATCGGCTCTTGAGAAAGCAGGAAAGAAAATTATTCTTGATGAAGAAGGTCCGGAGGAATCAAAAGTGAATGAAATACTTCCAAATGGACTTAATATAACTGATAGTGAAAGTGCCGCTAAAGAAGTGAATAAAACGGAAGAGAAGGATTAGTTTTCTTCGCGTCAGCCAAGGTCCGGCACTCCCTTGGCTGACACATTCCTACAACATGGATTATTATGAAAAGTTACAAATTAGATGATATAAAAGCGGTATTAGCAAAGAATGCATTTCTTTATACTAATGAAAAGTATCGTTTGAATATTGTTGGGATTCGTTCTAATCCTGGTGTGCCTAATGAATTTGATGATGTGCTGGCAGTTTTTTATATGACTCCGGATGGAGTTGCTTTCCACCAGTTTCCTTTTACTACTGATCCGGGCCGTTATTATCTTGAAAACCCTATCAATGTTGAAGGGACTGCGATACTGAAGGAAGGTCAGTATAATGTTTACCAGGAGGCTTTGCACCGTAACGAGTATATGGCATTGTGCCAGAGACTTGGACCAGTGATTGTTTACAGAGATCCGGATAGAGACGATGAAGAGGATTTCGGAGGAAAAACTGAATCCGGCATGTTTGGTGTTAATATTCATCATGCGGGTGATATCAGTTCATTGGTGAATAAATGGTCCGCCGGCTGCCAGGTGTTTCAGAACCTGAATGACTTCCAGGAGTTTATGAAGCTGGTAGAGAGACACAGGCTGAAATTCGGGAATAATTTTACTTATACATTGATCAATGAGAGGGATTTTAAGAGTCTTCCCATTAACGGGGACAATGTTATACCGGCTGAGCTGGAGAAAATAAACCCGGATTCAATTGATGATGAAATAAAAAAAGATGAGGAGAGCGCGTAATGGTTTTACAATTTATTTTAACTCCACTTGGTTTATATATAATTGCTTTGACCGGCATGTTTACTCATTTTCTGAAATTAAATATTACCGGGGAAACCTTAGTTGATATAAAAAATTATTTTAATGACCATTTCAGAAGTACGCTGGTTGCTTTTATAGCTACTTCTGTTGGATTTCTGGGTTATTATTTCATGATGGCCTCCGGAACGAGGGCTGATGTGGCTGCGGTGTTTGCGCTGGGTTATATGTTCGACTCATTTTTTAACAAATTTACGAGTGCTGCAAAATGAATAAGAATTTAATAATTATTGGTTTAATAGGGCTGATATTATCAGGGATATTCTTTGGAGGATTCTTTGTTGGGAAGGGATGCAATAAAACAGCAGAGAAACCTGACAGTATTGTTACTGTTGTTAAAGTTGATACTTCGGCAATTGTAGCAAAGTATTATGCTGAGATGCAGGCGGAACTTACTGCAGAACTGAAACCGATTGTTAAATGGAAAACTATACCGGGCGTAAATGTAAATGTAGATTCAATTTATGCTGAAGCGAAAAGATATTGGGAAGAGAAGCTTGCAGGACAATCATTAAATAATTATTCGTTCCTGGCTCATGGAGACTCAACTTTTGAATTATTTGACAGCTCAGGCAAAAGCCACGGTACACTGAAAGTGACAGGCGAATATTTCAGCCCGTTACCACTGCACCCGGACGGGAAAATAAGGCTTGGTGCCGAGGCGAAATTGTTAACGTTTAACAGTAATACTGTAGCGACGGAAACTATAGTTAAAAAGGAATTACCCGAGTGGATATTAGGTGTGGGTGCATCATTGATTTATCAGGATAGTAAATTTGAGAAACAGCCGTTTGTGAATTTACAGTTTAATAAAAAATTATGGTTTTTATATTTCCAGACAGAAGTAAGACAGAATGTACTTTTTGATAATGGGAACGTGAAATTGATTCCGCAATTAAACGCACAAATAGCAATAGGCTTATGAAAGCATTAGTCAGTTTAATGTGGGGTTTTGGAATTGTTTTAGGATATGGCCAACTACCTAATATTCCAATTATATATGTAAATGCAATTGCTCCGGTGAAAGATACTCTGGCATGCATATCATTTATTATTGCTATAGTCCTTGGATTAAAACAGTTAAGGAAAAAAAGATAAGAATTTGAAGTGCCTGATATTAAAGAAAAATTAAAAATTTAAGAGGTTAAGTATTATGGGAAAGTTATCAGGAAAAGACGGAAGGATTAAATTAGGAACTGCAGTTGCATTGGCAACACCAGGCGCGGTAATAACGAGCGGTGTTTGCACTGTAACCACAGCAAGCGCACATGGACTGGTAGCAGGGATGTTTGTGCTGCTGAAAGGCGTTACGGGCATGGCTGATCTGAATAACCTTGGAAAAGGTTTTATTGTAGCATCAGCTCCTACTACAACTACTTTTACTGTAACTCTTACCAGCTCTCAAACCTGGACTTCCGGCGGAACAGCACAGAGGATAATTCCTATAACTGATTGGAGTATTGACGGATCAATAGAAACCGGGGACGCAACGGACAGCGAAAGCGGCGCCTTTAAGGATAAAATTGTGGCCGGCCATAAGGACTGGAAGGGCTCATATTCAGGGCTTGATTATGACGGCGCGGGGCTTCCTCCCTGGGGAGATATTCTTGCTGCTGAACTTGATATTGACGGGACCAATTATTATTCGGGTACTGCAATTTTTAACGGATGGAAATCTGATGTTAAGGTTGTAGGCGCAAATGCTGTAACCCAGAGCGGAACCTTTGAAGGGACCGGAGTTTTAACAAAAACTAAAACTGTTTCTTAAGTATTGAATGGAAAAGAGACGCAGCATACCGGTAAAGCTATTAGACGGCAAAGAGTATTTGTTCTCCGAGAGAAACAAGGAGGATAGTGATTTTGCGGCTCTTCAGGACAGGGTACGGAAACACAATATGCGTCTTATTCAAGACAGCGTAACAGTTCCTGAGGAGCGCCTTACTTTGCTGGCGGCTGAGATGCGGCGTGAATATTCCATACAGATGGTTCTAACACATATTATGAGCAGCACGGGGGAACTACTCCGTGTTGCTTTTGATAGTTTTAAGATTGAAAACCCGGGAATTAGTTTTGAGGAGTTTCATGATATATTTCCGGCTGATGATGTAGAAATACTGAGTAATCTTATTATTCAGTTAGAGGGGGACCAGAAGTCAAAGTTATTTTCAGAAAAAAAAAAGAGGAAAGGACTTCAAATACCGTTTCTCACGAAATTACAATCCCGCTTCTCTTAAATACTTATCCATTTCTTTCACTTGACAACATAGGCAAGCTGACCAGGCGTCAGTATAAAAAGCTTGTGAGCCAAATTTCCAATATTAATAATTACAGATTGTCCGGGGAGCTGGTGGCGGAGACAGAAGAGGCGCGGGATGAGCGGATAAACGCAGAAATACAACGCAGGATAAAGGAGAACAGGTTTTAATGGAAGATGTATCCAAACTTGTAATTGATATTGAAGCCAGGTTAACTAACCTGGAGAAGAATCTGAAATCTGCTGAAAAGATGGGAGTTGATTCTGTAGGGAGAATGGAGCAGATATTCCAGAAAGCACAGATGCGGTTTAATGATTCATTGGCTAAGAAAAGTATATCCGAGATTGAGCAACAGGTTGTAAAGCTTCGCGCGGCTCTTGAGAAAAGGATGGAGATGGGTGCGCCATTAGGACAACTGGAGATATTGAAAACCTCATTGAATAAGGCGGAGAATGCGGCGGCTCAGTTTAAGAAGAAAGCGGAAGAACCAGTAAGCGGGACCGGAATGTTCGGGGATTTTGGAACTAAGATAAAGGCAATGGCCACACAGCTATTGGGTGTTTTAGCAACAATGCTGGCGTTCCAGAAAGTGAAGCAGTTTATCGGTGATGCAATGGGGGCCTTTGAGGGGAGGCAGGAATCTCTTTTAGGTGTTGATTCAATTATAAAATCAATGGGAAAGGATTCAGAGTTTACTTCGGATGGATTGCTGCAGATGTCTAAACAATTATCATCATTTAATAAGTACCGGTTTAAGGTAGGAGAGATTCTGGACCTGCAAGGATTTCTGCTGACACTTGATACGATGACGAAGGATCTGATGCCACGGGCAAGCCAGGTAGTAATGGATCTGGCGGCCAAGATGAAAACGGGACTGGTGGAAGCTGCTAAGGCCGTGGGAATAGCCCTGGAAGATCCTGAGGGAGGACTGAACCGGTTTAGAAGATCAGGGATAATATTTACTGTTGCACAGAAAGAAGTGATAAAATCACTTGTTGAAGCCGGAGACAAAGCAGGTGCGCAGGCGAAAATATTTGAACTTCTGGAAAATAAGGTTGGAGGGTATGCCCGGAATACTACTACTAATTATGGATTGTTAAAGAATGGGCTATCTGTTGCTTTTGGAGCAATGGAAAGAACTATAGGAGGATTTCTTGTTAATGCGGTTGGCCCATTATTCCAGTCATTAACTGCTTTAGTACCAAAAGATACTTATGAGGAATTCAACAAACTTTCTGTTGCAATAAAAAACACAAACAACGCTATAATTCCTGCTATTGCCAGTTATGAAAATCTTAAGGCAAAGGGTACGCTTAACAAAGAAGAAAGTGAGAAATTAAAAACCGCAATTGAGCAGATAGCCGCGGCGTTTCCAGAAGCAATAACGGAATGGGACAAATATGGGAACGCAATTGACATAAGTACCGGCAAGCTAAAGGACCTGATTGAACAGCAGAAAATAGCCGGGCAAACCCTTAAGGATCTTTCGCTTCAGGAGGTTTATAACGAATACGGAAAGCTTCAACAGCAAATTGAAGCTAATAAATTCAAGATGACCCAGAAGACCTATACTACCGGTGAATCAGATGCTCCAATGGAATATACGAAAACAGATTACAGCAGGATGCAGGAAGAAAATCAGGCTTATGGAAAGCAGATGAAGGAGCTGGAGGAGAGGAGGAATGTTCTTTTAGGAAGGGAAACAAAAGGATCAACTATAACGCCCGGGAAGACAGATCCTACAAAAACCCAAATGGAGATACTGCAGCAGAATCTGGAAGCGACAAAAACTTTATTAGCGGCCAGACAGAAACTACAGGAAGAGGCAATAACCAGCGAGTACCTACGTGAAAAAACACGAATAGATAATACTTACAAGCTTGCCCTGGTAGATATTGAGAACAAGAAAAAGCTTGCTACTAAGGAGAAACCGGTATCAGATGCGGCTCTTAATAAGGAAAAAGAAGCGGCCAAAATAGTACATGATGCTGATATGCTGAAACTGGACCGGGAAACGGATGCAAGAAAAATAAAAGAAACTGAGGAACTGCTTAAAACTATCTGGGCTATGGAGGGGAAATATGCAGGTGAACTGAAGGACCTGGAGAGGCAGAAATATGAGGCACAGATAAAGGATTATTCACTTACAGTTGATGATTACAGTAAACATCTTGACAGGCTGAGAGATCTGGATATAAAAGCGATGGAGAGGAAGAACCTGGACATAAGAAAATATAATATGCAGAACATTCCCTACTTCATGCTTAAGATGGCTTTTCCTCTTCAGGAAATTGATATTGCTGATTATTCAACTGGTAAAAGTAAAGATAATGCTTCAGCAACAGATACTTATTCAAATGGGAAAAAGGATAAGGACTTAAAGGAATGGGAAAAAGATAATAAAATTTTTGCAGAAGCAGCTAAACACGGCATAACTTCTATTACCTCTGAATGGAGCAGTGCATTGAGTGAATGGATAACTAAAGGGAAAACTTTTGCAGATGCAACTACACACATGTGGACTAATATGGCTAATTCTATTATTGACCAGTTGATAAAAATAGGTGTGCAGTTTGCACTGCTATCCGCAGCGGAGGGTTTGTTCGGCGCAGGTACCGGCGGATTTGGTGGGTTCCTAATTAAGGCGCTTGGAGGGCATACGGGAGGGACTTTCAGCAAGGATGGAGTTCAGAGAATGTCAGGCGGAGGAACGGCGCGGGTGCCGATGGGTTACAGGGATGATTCATATTTGGTTGCAGTTGAAAGCGATGAGGATCTGCATGTTACGCCAGCCGGCCAGACCAGGAGTAATGATATTGAACAGGCAGCGATTTCGAGGAAGCTTTCAGTGCTTAACGCAAATATTGTTGATGGGAATAATAAGCAAAAGAAACAGGGTCCGGTGGAAGTGATTGGGAAGATTGGGAATGATGCTGTTTACTTATCATCAGACCGTGGCGGGAAAATTTACAGGAGCCAAAGATAATGGGTAAGGTTACAATTACTACATCGGTTCAGCAGGTTGGAGATGATACCGCGCAGTTGATTCTTTCTATTCCTGTAGCAGGATCTGACGAGAGCTGGAATGCCCTTGAGCATGGAATTAGGATTGAGAAATGGGGAAAGATTCAGTGGCAATATGTTATAGATGATCCATTAATGGTACCGGGAATTTACAACTGCCAGATAGGAGATATGGATAAGGAATTGAATGCTTTGCTTTATGGTACTGATATCAGTTTTAGTATTGGTAATTATCCTTCAGTGGAAGTGAAGATAAACGGAGCTTCAAAGTTTAACGGCGATGTGCAGGAACAGGGTGGAATGCTATGGGATGAGGGTACGCGAACTATTGATTTTACTTTTACCCCGGGGACAATGGTGCTGAATACAACAAGGGTGTATGCTAAGGACTGTGATACTACTGCAGCAGCGATAAGAGGCGCTGTAGCTGATGGAGACACTGTAATTGTAACAACTGATACGGCCGGAGCGCATATCCCTAGATATTTGCTGGGGACAATGGTGGAGATATATGATGTTGTAGGAATGACTGATATAAATGGATTATTTAAGATATCTGAAATATTCTATGATGCCGCCGATGCTGCTATTACATATAAGTTTAGAATAAATGTTGGAACCGGACAGACTTATTCGAGTGGGGGGACCGCAAAACAACATGTAGATTATAACCCTTTTGATTATGCTTTTAATGGATATTATCCAATTAAACAGATCCTGGGAGATATTTTTAGATTAGTTAATGCAGATCTGACAGATGACCAGGTGGAAATATTCCATGATTGGATTTTCAGGGGGATAAAGTTTTATTCAATACCCAGATATCCTGTTGATGATATTGCTTTTACTGAATTGGCCCCGGGTGTGAACACGCTTTATTTTAATCCCAATACGGGAATAAGTAACGTTGGTGATGTATTAAAAAGGCTGGCAGTTGATTTCTGTTCTTTTGCAGGAATGGTGGACAAAAACACGCCATTCTTTAAGAAGTTGTTTCATTATAATGCTGATAATCTGCAACAATTGGGGATGGTGAAGGACCGTAAGTTTAATTATAAATATTGTTTGCTTGAATTCGTCAGGGTGGATGGGATTAAATGGCTGGCGGTAAATCCACCGGTATATTACAAAGGACGTGAATCCGGACTGGACGAAAGAAACCTTGATATAAGCTTGTTAAATGGGTTTACTTATTATGATGACGCAAATTTTTCTTCAACAATTAACGCAAATATAGACAGGGGTTCAGGGAATGAAATTTATCATATACTGCAAGGAAAAGACCCGAACCTGCTTAGCGGCGCATTGGCTGACAGTGGGAAACTAGCGGCTGAGTTTTGGTATGTGAGTAGAGGAAATATTCTGAAATGCCGGGAAGATAAGATTACTGTAGTGGGTATTGGTTATGATTATCTGAAGGATTTTCCAGACCAGGGAAGGAAGTATGAGCCGATCGGGCTTACGCTGGATCTGGATCTTGGAGAGGCTGAGTTTGACGCAATATATATGGGTGAGGTGGAAGCATGAGTATGAGAGGGATACAAACCGCGAAATTAGTATTTGATTTAGGCGGAGATGATGAACAAACAGTTATGCTTGGATATTATAATGTAGTAAAGAATAAGCCGGAATTGCTTTATTTTGAGCATGAAGGTTCTATTGACGGGGAAAGGGATTCAAGATTAAAAGCAGTGCATGTATCATTTGATTTTGATGTAAATCTATGGAAATATGGTACACCAGGCAGTAAATTCAACGAGATAATGGGTTTATTAGGAAAGAAATTTGTGTTTTGGCTTCATAAGGATGGTCTTCCATTTAAGAAAATTAGTGGGGATAACGCGTTATTTATAATAAAAGAATATGAAGAATATTATAAGACTACAACTGATTGGAAGGACGGATTAAAGATAACGATAGAAAGTCAAAATCCTATAGACCCATTACTACCTGATCCGATAGTTGTAGAACCAAGTGAAATAATAATGACACCAGGAGTTTATTTATGAGAACCTCAAAGTTTTTAACTATTCTGAAAACAGTAAATAATGTTCCAATAGTGACAGGTGTTTTTGAGATAATTCCTTATGGGAATATTTATCCAAGCGGTGCACTGGCTTTAACAAATGAGCATGATGGGATATGGAGCCGGGCCGGCGCTCCTGATGGAGAGTATAGTTTGTATTATAATGGAGTGGTTTGTCCATCTTATCAGAGATTCTGGGTTGGTGATAATAAAATTAGCCTTGTAGCTGATAATTTCAATGAAGACGGTGCACCAAAACTGGATTATGCGGCGGGGAAGAATAAGTTTAATAAAGATACCGCCATATCCGGGATGTATATTCCAACTTCTACAGGCATAATAACCGCAGCTTCAAATTGCGTAATAAGTGATTTTATTCCTGTTAGCGCGGGGGAAATTTATGTTTTATCCGGTATCCGCGATATTGATTTTTCAACAAACAAATATATAAATTGGGTGGGATTATATGATGAAAACCGTGATCCTATTACTCCATATTGCATTACATCGGATGAACATTTGCCTTTTACTATTCCTGCTGGGTGCTATTATGTGGTTATCCAATTATCATATTCTGAGGCATCACCAAACTATAATTTAGTGCAATTAGAAAAAGGTTTGGTTGTTACTGATTTTGAGTCTTATGCGCTGGAATCGTTTGCCTCTGGATTCAGGGACAAAATAAATACAATTGAATATGTTTACAAGCCAGGGAAGAATTTAATTACTTCGCAAGGTTTTAACCATAGATATATATTAACTACTGATGGCTCTACAACTACGGGCAGTTCGACAGAACAAATGACATCATTTATTGAGATAGATCCCTTTAAAGTTTATACCTTCCGGGCAAAGATTCTTAATATCCCCTATGGGTGGAATTTCTGGGGCGCATATTATGATAAAAATTTCAGTTTAATTACGAAGACCAGTCTTGGACTTGATTCTTATTCACAAAAGTTTTTAGTTCCTGCTCCAGGGTTTGAAAATTATTATACTTATAAATTATTCCCCCCCACAAATGCAAAATATTTAAGACTTGTTGTTTGCTTTGATGGAACCGGAATTGACCTGACAACCCTTCAATTAGAGGAGGGAGCTTATCCTACGACTTTTGAAAACTATTATTCAACAAGAAATCTGATCAGCGTAAATAACGCTGATTACCATGGTGATATTCAAACGAGTCAGTGGGATAAAAAGAAAGCTGTATTTTTGGGCGATTCAATTACATATATGAATGTTTGGCAGCCAAAAGTTTGCAATGCATTAGGCATAATTTATAATATTCAGGAGCTTTTAACAGGCATTGGAGCGCATAAGCAAACTGCACTGGGCGGTTCTACCATAGCGCCGATAATAACAGGGGCAACAGGGCAATTGGCAGGAGACAGCATTTACAAAAGATGTGATTCGGTAGTTAGTTATTGTCCTGATTTAATATTTTTATTCGGCGGTCAAAATGATGTTGGACAGTTTGAAAATGCGCAACAGACTTTAGGCACAAGCGCTGATGCTCCTTATACTGGCGGCGAAGTAACTTACCCGGGTTCAAGAATAACAACCCCGACTTTCTGCAGTTCATATAAAGGAGTTTTATTAAAATTAATAACTCAAAACCCAAATGCAAAAATATTCGTTTTAACTCCTTATGAAAGCGGCGGCATTGCAAGAACGGATGGAAGTTTTGGAAACAAAGAAAATTACGTTGAAGCTATAATTGAAATAACAAAACAATATTCCTGCCAGCTGATAGACCTTTGCCATGAATCCGGGATTACAATAGAGAATAATTCAGTGATGACTATTGATGGGACGCATCCATCGGGCGCGGGAGCTGAAAGAATAGCACAACTAATAATTTCTAAAATTGCCGGCTCTGTTTCATCATATAGCAGCCGAATAAATTCTGATATTGGTTCAATGTTTAGCGCGGGTCAACCTGGTGCATACCTGGGGAATAACAACTGGTTGATCTATGATAACAATAATAACTATCATGAGATGGTGGAGATCCCTGCTTTTAATTGGGACCCGACTAATGGGTTTAGTTCAACACAATTACATCCTGTTTTTACAGTTAATGGTGTAAGAAAAAGAATCTTCATAGGCAAATATCAAGCGTCCTATTTGGGTGGACATGCGGTAACGCAGTTGGATGGGGTTGTAGCACAAACAATTAATTTCGATGATTCAAGTGCGGTTTGTAATAGCCTGAATAATGGGACTACAATTAATGGATTTCACCTTATTACCAACGCAGAATGGGCGGCCATTTGTTTGGTATCAAAGAATATAATGGGTGCAACTGAAGTGGCCGGGAACAACAACTTTGGCCGTGACCAGGGCGCTTCAACAATTCTGGGGTTAGAGGAACCGGGTGAAACGGGAAACTTTGCCTCAAGCACATCACCGGCTCGCTGGCTGGCCGGAAGTGGCGGAGTTACAACGGCACACGATGGTACAAGTTATGGCATCCGGGACATGAATGGAAATGTCTGGGAATGGGCAAAGGGAATGCGCCTGAACAATGGCGAAATAAACATCATTCCTTTAAATGATGCGGCTAATCCATCTGCGGATGTTACATCTTCAAGTGTATTATGGAAGGGAATCCTTGAGGATGGCTCTTTAGTTGCACCAGGCACTACCGGGACGCTAAAGGTAAACGCGGCGGGACAGATCAGTAAAACAACTACATCCACATCTTCAGCTGAACCTTTTGAGAGTCTCTCCTGTGCTTCAGATGTAAGTGCGACCAGTGCCGGAGTGGCCCTATTAAAAGCACTTGCTATATACCCATTTGCGTCCGGACTTAATAGTGATTATTTCTGGTTTAACTCCGGGATAGAAGCTATTCCTGTCCGCGGCGGCACTTGGGGCGATGGTTCCAATGCCGGGCTCCGGGCCCTGGACCTCGGCAATGGCCGTGGCTATGCGAGCTACTACTTCGGTTTCCGTGTCGCTTTTGTTTATTGATTTTCTGTCCTTTGTATTCTGGTTCTCTGTTCCTAATTTAATTTGGATGGTTTGGTGAATGATCTGTTAATTATTGAAAAGTGTATTGATTGTTTTAAATATCTGCATAATGCCCTGAACTACTTTCCTAAATCAGAAAAGTTTGTTCTGGCCGCGGATATAAGAAACGAGTTCTTTGAAATGCTGTCACTCTTTTTGACCGCGAATAAATCACGGGACAAAAAGAAATATTTACATGAGGCTGATATTAAACTTGAACTTTTGAGATTCAAAATCAGAATAGCAAAAGAGCTTGAGTTGTTAAAGCTAAAGCAATACGAGATTTTATCCAAACAACTCAGTGAGATCGGTAAGATGCTGGGAGGATGGATAAAAAGTGCATAGGTTATGTCTGCAACAAGTACGGTTTCCTATCCGCGGCGGCAATTGGAACAATGGTTCCAATGCCGGGCTCCGGGCCTTGAACCTCAACAATGAACGAGGCAATGCGAACAACAACATCGGTTTCCGTGTCGCTCTTATTTATGGCCAGAATTTTAATTTTACGGAATTAAAACAGAGCAATGAACAAAAGGAGATAATAACCTTGACGATAAATAACCGTCAAAAATATTCTTGTTCTTCCGTGCGGTTAGTAACCGACATACTGGACAATATCGCGCGGGGGACCTTTTATTGAAGACATTTAATAATCTATATGAAAGAATATATGACTTTAATAATCTGCATCGGGCCTTTCTGAATGCAAAAAGAAACAAGCGGTTCAAATATGAGGTTATGGAGTTTGCAAGTAACCTGGAAGAAAATCTTATAACTATACAAAATGAACTGATTTATGAGACTTACAAACCGTCAAGATATAATGAATTTATTATCAGAGAGCCTAAAGAAAGATTGATTCTGGCTCTTCCATTCAGAGACCGGGTAGTTCATCAGGCAATATGCGCGATTATTGAACCGCTATTTGAAAAGACATTTATCAATGATTCTTATGCATGCAGGAAAGGAAAAGGAACAATTGCCGGAGTCAAACGAGTTGAGAAATTTGTAAAGAATGAAATGAGAAATGAAGAAGTGTTTTGTTTGAAGATGGATATACAAAAATATTTTTACTCGATTGACCATGCAACTATAAAGAAGTTGTTAAGAAGAAAAATAAGATGTAGGAAAACACTAAATCTATTAAATGTAATTATTGATTCTACTGATGATCCAGGCATTCCCGTTGGGAATCTAACAAGCCAACTATTTGCAAATATTTACCTGAACCAAGTTGATCATTTTATTAAAGAAACCTTAAGAATTAAGCATTATGTACGGTACATGGACGACATGATTATTCTAAGTAAAAATAAGAAGCAACTGTGGATCTGGTTAAGTGAGATTAGAAACTTTCTGAATATAGAATTGAGGTTAACATTAAACAAGAAAACATCTGTTTTCAATATAAAACGCGGAATAGATTTTTTAGGCTATCGGCAATTCCCGCAACACAGGATCTTAAGAAAAAGAGTGATGGTAAAGAATTACAGGAAGTTCAAGAAATTTGTTAAAGTAAATATTGGTATGGACAAAATGCAGAAATCGCTTGCAAGTCTGAACGGGCTTTGCAAGCATTGCGATTCAGAGAAATTTATGAGAAATATTAAAAATATTATAGGGGATGCGGGATGATAACTTATCTGGTTTTTCTAATAACAACGTGGTTCACGGTATGGTTAAATGCTAAATTTATTAACGATTCAAAAGGAACGGACCAATATTGGCATATTGTTCAATTTATGCAGCAAGCTTGGATATGGTGCGCATTCGGGATCTTCGTTTTTATCAATAACGGAGATATTTGCAATTACATAATCAGGGCTGCTTGTTATGGAGCTATGTATATGCTTATCTACAACTCCTCTCTGAATGCTTTAAGGAAACTTAATATTAGCCACCTGGGAAGATATGATTTTGTTTCATTCCGGGTGACGGTAGTGCTATTTATTCTTGGCTTTATTGGGGCGGGAATAAATGAATATTTATTACTCTAAATTGTTGGTTGATCGAAGAAAAAGGGTGGAAAATGTTGACAACCTTGAAATATTGTGACAGACCATTTGTTGCAGTTTTGGGCTTCATTTATTGCGCGTCGGTTGTAAGCATTGGTATTTTGAGGTGAATTTATTTTATTGAAAACGGGCTGGTGATGGTTACCATAAGTCATCGTATAACCGGCTGTATTATAAGAGCCGCTGGAATTGGGCTTTATTACGCCCCTGTCATCCAGGACTTTTTCAATGTTCTGGTTTGATTGTGCATATGTGAAGGAACAGAGTATTATTAAAATGAGGATAGTAAAAATTCTTTTCATGTTGAGCCCGGTGTTTGTTTTTGTAAAGTGTTAAAGTTTTCCTTGTTAATTCTAAACCAGTTATAAAATTAGGTAATAAATGTTAGTATTTCTATATATTTGGATGCAATTTTGAATAAATAAACAGATATCGTCCCGGCTGCAGTTATACATGCAGCCAGGACTTTACTATTTCTGAACTTTTAATTCAACAATAGTTCTATTTTTTGCCACCCGGGGGATTCCTCTATTGTTTTGAGTTTTGTTTATTCCCAAAAATCTTTGTATCTCCCTCATATTTTATCTTTTCAATTATATCATATTTACTAAGAGAAAATTATTATTTCTTTATGAGAAAAGAATCAGTACAAGTACTATATTTTATTGAAAAAGCGTAGTACTTGTACTATATTTTTAGGGATTTGATAGTACTTGTACTATGGAAGGCAAATATTAAATAATCAGACTTAATTTGTAAGTTTTGGCCGGATTTTGGGACTGGTTTTAATGTTGTAGACAATGAAGTAAATACAGATAAAAACTTCCATAATATTTAACATGTATATAAACGGAATGGCTCCTTTAGTATTAAATATAAAAATGAATGATTTTATGATAAAAGTAAACTCATAGAGTATAAATATCAGAAAATATGAATAAAGAATATTTCTTAAGAAAAATTTCTTAGCCATATATATAATTATAGTAAATATCAGATTTATCTGAAACCAGGCGGACAATGAAATGATTATCCGAATGTCTTTATAAACAAAAAATAAAGCAACCCCGACTAAAAGAATAATTGTATTGAAAATAATTAACCATGTCTTAAGAGAATTAGTATAATAAAGGATGGATATGAACGCAAGAAATGAGAACAAAGCATAACAAGATATTGGATTTATATGGAAAATATAATAAATCAAATATCCAGCTGGATCAGTTATAGCATTTATAAGAAAGAATAAAAAAAAGCCATATTTATGCTGCCTGAATGGTGGAATCATCCAAATTACAAAATTAAAATAAAAGATCAGCTTTGTTATAAAATAGGGGACCAGAGCTAAATTTATATAATGGAACAGCGTGAAAATATTTATCATACTTTATTGTTTTTTGATTCGGCCGTTATTCGTCTTTTTTGTATTTGGGATTATTTAATAATTCCTGGTCTATTTAATGAGAATTAACTTCCGGGCTGCAGTATAGTTCCCGGATTCCAGACGATAGAAATATATTCCGCTGGCGAGGGTGGAGGAGTTGAACTTGACGGAGTAATTGCCTGCGAGTTTGTATTCGTTAGCAATGGTTGCTACTTTGCTTCCGATGGAGTTGTAGACTGTGAGTTTTACATTTCCTGATTTGGGGAGTGAATAGCTTATTGTTGTAGTTGGGTTAAAGGGGTTGGGGTAGTTTTGGCCAAGAAAATAGTTCTTGGGAATAGTATTTATCTCTACATTGATAACATTTGAATAACTTGATTTTCCATCGATGTCAATTTGTTTCAATCTGTAGGAATAATTTCCGGGAAGAAGATAGGATTTATCAATAAATGAATAATCCTTTGGTATAGATGAGTTACCTGTTCCTGGGACAGAACCAATATCTAACCATCCCTGATTTTGGAATTCCCTTTCTATGTTAAACCTTATATTGTTATGTTCTGTAGCTGTTTTCCAGGTTAAAGCAACATTATCTTTAATAAATTCTGCTGAAAATGAATTTAACTCAACGGGAGTGATTGACAGATCCTGATATTTATAAATAAGTCCGGTTGATCCTGTTAAATAACCAACTCGTTTATCAGGTGCATGAAAACCTAGAAAAGAAGGGCCACTTAATACTGGAATTAAAGTCCAAGTTTTACCTTGGTCTAAAGTTTCATATGAAATACTTCCGAAAACAAAAACATGAGATGTATCGATCCATCCAAAACGAGACAAACTTGTCATGGGAGTATATGGAATAATAACAGACCATGTATTGCCACCATCTGTTGTGCTATATACCTTGCTTCCATTAATATATAATCCATTCATTTTATTGAAATAATAAATATCATTAGCATACAAATTGGATTGACCAATCCATGTACTACCTCCATTCGTAGTTTTATATGACCAATCACCATTTGTCGTAGCCCAGCCTGTTAAAGAGTCTATAAAATATATTCTTGAAAAAGGCCAATAACCTGTTACTCCCAATTGGGATATCCAACTTTCGCCTCCATCTGTCGTTTTTAATAGATATGATGTGTTTTGAGTATATCCTTCTATTGCCCATCCCATTAGCTTATTTACAAATAATAATTGCGTTATGACGATTGGCGTATTAACTGAATACCAACTATTTCCTCCATCTGTGGTTTTTAATAATTCTCCACCACCTCCATAGTTATAGCTGCCTAAGAATCCTGTTAAACTGTCAATAAAGTAAATTGCATCTGCACCTGCTAGTTTATTGTCTCTCTTAAAACTTCGCCCCCCGTTGGTTGTTTTGTATACTCCGGCTTGATAAGAATTAGCGTTATCTGAAGTTACCCACCCAGTTTCATCATTCGTAAAAAAAACACCTGTAAAATCATCATTGATTATGGATTCTGAATAATGATCCAAGTTCCCATTTGCTTTCATCACTTTTAATCCATATCCAACAGAATACCCGATTCGGTCATTAAATAACAATGACATTTCATAATCTCCAGCGTCTCCTGAACCTACCCAATTATTTCCTTGATTAGTAGTTTTGTACAATCCAAGATCGACTACTGTAATATAACCGGTATCAGTACTAGTATATTTTACACAACTTATATCATAACCTGGAAATACTGAGTCTATTCTCCAGGAATTTCCTGCATCGCTACTATATATGCTTATTGCAGGTCCCAAAGCTGTAATATGAAGGCTATCAATCACATCCAGACAAAGTAATGGGTTTGTATTAGTCATTTGAAATGTCTGCCAGTTTAATCCTCCGTCCGTTGTCTTAAATATTTCTCCATTATCGCCTGTCATATAACCATAATTTTCATTCATGAACTCTATCCACCAGAAATTTGCTGAGTAACCAGAAATTGTTTCATTCTGCCAAGTAATTCCACCATCAGTTGTTTTAATAAGCGAATTACTAGTTCCGCATGCCCAGCCAAGTGTATCATTTATCATCTGCAATCCCCAAAAGTTTCCTGTTACACCGGAGGTAACCTGCGTAAAGTTTTCTCCTTTGTCTGTTGATCTTAAAAGAATGCCATTGTATCCTGAAGCAATTACAATATTTCCATTATAACTCCTTACTTTTAATAACACTTCAGCAGTATTAGTATTTGAAGTTGACCAAGTATCTCCACCGTCGGTTGTTTTTATCAGAGCACCATAAGTTCCACATGCCCAACCAGTATCTTTATTAACAAAATGAATCCCAATATAATCTACTCTGGGAACCCGTGGGTTCACTTCTGTCCATTGCTCTGTGCTAACATTCCTTTTGTTCAGGGGATAATAGTTTAACTTATTAGCAGGGTTATAATCGGCAAGAGTAGATTTATCCATTCTGCGGTAATTGATTTTATTGTGCTGAGGCAAAATAAAAATGGAATTTATTATTATCAAAAGCAGAGCATATGTTAAAGTTTTCACATAAATCCCGGAAATCTTTAAATAAACTAATATTTAATTATACCTATATTATTATAGTCTTTCAAATTCAGAATCTATTATCCTTTTTGATCATTTCAATAATATTAACTTCTTCGCAGCACTATAATTCCCAACCTCCAACCTATACAAATATATTCCACTGGCAAGGTTACTTCCATTAAACTGCACTGAGTAATTACCTGCGGGTTTGTATTCGTTTACAAGAGTGGCTACTTTACTTCCGATGGAGTTGTAAACAATGAGTTTTACATTCCCGGAATGGGGAAGGGAGTAGTTAATTGTTGTAGTCGGATTAAAGGGGTTGGGAT